ACTCGCTCGCAAGCTGTACGGGTTAGTAACTTTCCCCCCAGGTCAGGGATGCGCCTGGTTGCCCCGCATTGTCTACCAGTGCTCCTGGTGGTGTACGGGTCGAGTAATCCAGACTCGGTGGTCATTTCAGCCTCTCAGCAGGGCAAATAGGGCCTGTTTCCATTTTCGCAGGTCAGCAGGGCGTTTTCAAGCGGCGCGGCGGTGCCACTTCGGCTATTCCAGCAAACTCGGGCCTCCAGAATACAGCAAATTAGCGTTGCGAAGGAAGTGCTGGAAAACCGCTGGTCGCACCCTTGTGTATCATTGTCCACCATGGCTATATCGAAAACACTGCGCTTCACAATCCTGGCGCGAGATGGTTTTGAGTGTGTGTACTGCCACGCCACCGACAAGCCGTTGGAGGTTGATCATGTGCGCCCTGTTGCGATGGGGGGTACCGATTCGCCAGAGAACCTGGTCGCCGCGTGTGAGGACTGCAATGGAGGCAAGGCCGCAGGCCACTTAGGCAACCTGGAGTCGATTCCCCGCCCCACAGTTCTGCATCAGGCTGGTGAGCTGGACTTTTTACAGCGCCGCTACACCGAGTCGTTAGAGGCGGCGAGTCGGGCTATCGAGAAGGCCGAGGCCGCTGAGAGCGCCAGAAAGGCGACGGCTAAGCAATTGGTGCTGTGGCAGCAGAAGGCCGAGGCCGCACAGGAGGAGGCGCGCATCGCGCGTCGGGATGCACTGACCGAGGTCGGCGCGATGAAGCGCCAGATGCGGCTACGGGGCGACCTATTGGAGAACGCCGCGCGGCTGCTGGACGCCTTCGATACCTATGTGATCGAACAGGGTGGTGATCCGCCACCATGGAAGGATGAGGAACTGGAGTATATCCAGGCTCTCGCCCAACACCTTGTTCCCGACGAAGAATTGGGGGTCGCATGATGATCTGCATGCACTGCGGTGCGCCGAGCGGCGCTGAGCACAGGGTGTCGTGCCCGATGTTCGAGCCACCGTTGACACAGGAGGAGATTCGGGAGCTGCGCAGAATACTGTTCGGCAAATGAACGAGCCTGTGTGTGGTGAGTCGGGGCCGAAGCCAGCTCCTGGCATGATCTCGTACATGTGCAGCCTGCCCGTGGGGCACTTGGGTGCCCATCAGGCGATCCTGGGGGGAGAGCTGCTGGATTCATGGCCGCGACGGGTGCGCGCCGACGACTGACCCCATATCCTGGACATATGCCTGGAAAGAAGTACCGGAGCATCAAGCGGCCACGTGTGTATGAGGCGCTGCGCCGCAAGGGCTACTCGAAGGCCAAGTCGGCGAAGATCAGCAATGCGGGCAAGAGCGCTAACCGCAAGGGTGGTCGTCGTAGTCATAAGTCCAGCCGTCGCGGGAAGCACTGAAACCTGTCATCCTTTGGGTGTAGTATGTCACCCATGAAGCAGCGACACATCGAGGTAGAGCAGGTCGACACGCACATCCGGCTGAAGTCGGGCCAGATCCTGCTGTCCTCGGAGAACTACTTTGACGAGGCGACGGCGCGGCGCGCGGCCAAGCAGCTGGTGCATGCGATCAACACTCGACCGATGCGGTTGACGCTGTGGCTGCGCGGGAATCCGGTCACCAAACTGGTGCGCAAGGTGTGGTCGGTGGGTGCCGACGAGGTAGCTGCGCTGCCGGTGGACTCGAAGTTCTTCGACGCCACGCTGGAATCCTGGGGCACTTAACTATTGACAATGGGTGACAAAGGTGGTAGGTTCTGAACCCATGACCCACACACCCAGCCCCGCCCACACCGGCTACCGCACCACCAAGCGCCAGGCCGACTACTTCATCGACAAGTTCGATGAGCACCACCCCACCCGCTTGGCTGCTGAATCCGCCGACCTGATCGTGGAGGCCCTGGCCTGCAAGGACTGCCAGAGGGTCGTTCCAGACATGGTTGCCAGCATCATCGCCGCAGACCAGACGGTGGCGTCATCCATCATTCTGTCCTTGGCGGCATCTGTGGTGCAAGCCGACAAGACCATCCGCCAGGGCATGACGGCATATGAGTCCCTCGATGACGAGACCAAGGCTGGAGTCTCCTTCGGCGAGTGATGACCCTCTGCGCGACGTGTAACAGGGCGATCTTCTCGTGGGAGACGCCCTCTATGCTTCCTGGGCTACCGCCCGATACAGAGTGGACCCACTATGTCCGCTGCGACCTCGCCGACCCCGACTCAGGAGTGCATGACGCCGTGCCAGCTAGATCGATCCGTGACCGCATCCTGCGCTGCGCCATATGTCGCCAGCGCCAGGCCTATCAGCACATGGTGGGGTGGATCTGCTCCAACGAGCACTGCCCTGGGGTTGACAAAGAGTGACAATGATGGTACAGTCCCACCCATCAACCGGAAGGAGGCCACATGCCTGACATCGACGGCGTACAGCCTGGCGAGTTCATCAAGGTCAAGCAGAACACGCCCATCGTCAGCTTCGTGAACGTGTCCAGCGAGGTCGCTGAGCGCTGGCTGGCCCACAACGTCCACAACCGGCCCATCTCGGAGACCGGCGTGCTGCGCTACCAGGACGACATGGAGAACGGTCGGTTCAAGATGACCGGCGAGCCTATCCAGTTCTCCAAGACCGGCGTGCTGCTCAACGGCCAGAACCGCCTCACCGCGCTAGCCAACTGCGTGCCCCCCATGAGCATCGTGATGGTGGTGGTGCGCGGCCTGGACGACGACGTGCAGTTCGTCATGGACCAGGGCATTAAGCGCACCCCCGGCCAGCAGCTCGGCCTGATGGGCGTCAAGAACGCCGCACAGATCGGCTCGGCAGCACGCCTGACCATGGTGTGGGAGTCTGGCCTGCTGTTCGGCGAGCTGAGCGCGCGGCGGTCCATCTCCACGGCAAAGGTGGAGGAGTGGGTCAGCTCCCACCAGGATCTGGTGGACCTGTTCAACCAGGGCCTGGCACGCCTGACACGCACCACGGGCGCGATGCCTGCGGTGGCGGGCGCGATGGCCATTCGGGGTCTGCAGATCGACGCCGAGGCCACCATCGGGTTCTTCCATCTGCTCAACAGCCGTACCAACCTGCCCAAGGGGTCACCCATCCTGGCGCTGGACAACCGGCTGCGGCGCATCCGTGTGGAGCGCTTCCGCACCGAGCAGCGCGAGCAACTGGCGTTCTTCGTGATGGCCTGGAACTCCTGGATGCGCGGGGAGACGGTGACCCGGCTGCAGATGCCCAAGGGCGGTCTGGACGGTGCTAACTTCCCCTCCATGTGCATCAAGCGGGGCCGGTCCTTCCCCAAGGACCAGCTGGCCACCGGCCTGGAGCTGGGCGGATACGAGGTGACCAGCTAGTGGCCACCAAGTCGACCAAGAGGTCGCCCCAGGAGCTGGACGAGGGCGACCGGCTGCGCATCGGGCACGCGCGTGAAGTCCTGCAGGGATATGGCCTGTACGTGGACGTGTCCGAGATGAGCGACGTGGCCTACGAGCAGCGAAACTGCCGGATGAAGGCGCTGGACCTTGCGGTGGCGGCAAAACCCCCCGATATGGAGGAGCCGTCCAAGCAGACGGTGCGTTGTGCGCAAGACTTCTACGACTTTATCTGGGAAGGGAAGGTGCCCGATGGCGCTGTATGAGCTGGAGTGGAGCGCGTCAGGCAGCGCGGTGATCGAAGCCGACGATCCCGACGAGGCCGAGCAGATCCTGCACGAGGGGCTGGCCAACCTGGACTCCTCGATGTTCGAGGAGGTGGATGTCCTGGACATCAACACCGAATCTGTGGAGGAGCAGGCTGGTGACGACTAACCCAGAAACCCCGCCCAGCGAGGACATGCGATGGGCACCCGGCGAGTCGTTCCTGGCAAGCTGCCTGAACATCGGGCTGTCCAGGGTGTCGGAGCAGGATGAGCCGAGTGGCATCGCAATCGCCATGGTTGTGGAGCACCCGATTCTCACAGCAATGGGGGCCGAACCTCTGAAGATCTCACAGGTGCTAGACCTGGAGGATGCCATGAAGTTCGCCAACATGCTCCACGAGGCCATAATGATGCTGCGCGTCTCCGTAGAATCCCAGGAGGCGTGATGCAGCAGCTGGTCTACCTGAAGCTGCGGCTGTCATCCAATCAGCCTGGGCGCGAGAGCATGGTGCGCGTGGACTTCATCAGCGAAGTGCATCCGCGCCGGAGCGCTTCCACGCCGTATCAGCTGATCGGCTCGCGGGTATTCCTGACCACCGGGCGTGAGCTGGAGGTGGTGGACACCCCCGACGACATCCAGGAGAGGATATTCCTGGTGGTGAACGCGGCTGACGGTGGTTGGTCATCGGAGGGCGACGGGTAATCTACCCATATGTCTTGGTTAGCGTTCATCATCATCGGAGTAATTCTGATCGTCCTCGGCTACCTCGTTCCGATGCCCCCCGGCCTGGCCAAGGCCCTGGAGGTCATCGGTGCCATCCTGGTCGTCGTGGGCGTCATCCTGCTGATCATGGGCCTGGTGGGGGCCGGAACAGCCGCCGCGATGGGCGCACTGCTAATCCAATAGCTGACAGCCATTGTCAGCGGAAAGTACACTGTTGACAATGGACGAAGACCAGATGTTCGCCGATCTGCAGGCCGAGATGGTCGCAGATCATTCCAACGCGCTGCTGGACCGCCAGCTCGGACGCGCACGTCAGTGGATCGCCCAGCAACAGGCCCGTGGCGAGACGGTCACGCTATTCGACTTCACCCGCAAGTGCATGGCCGAGAAGAACAAGCGCCGCCACGTGATGATCGCCTACTGCGCGGCCATGTGGCGGCTGATCCACCAGGAGGACCAGTGAGGATCGAGCAGCTGGAGGAGCAGACCCGGTCGATGCTGCGCCTGGTCGGTCCTCGGGTGTCGGCAGCTCAGGATGAGAACATCTCACTGAAGCTGTGCCCGACCTGCACGCCGGAGCCGAAGCGCTACGAGTGCTTCCTCTGCACCTTCACCGTCGAGGATCAGTGGCGCTACGACCTGCACGTCAAGATCAACCCCGAGACGTGCCAGCGGTATGCCGCCAAGTGGTCTAGGCGATATGCGGAGCTGAACACTTAGCCAGCTACCGGCGCGGTGATATTCTGCGGACATGGCTGGACCACTGCGCAAGCCCGACGACCAGCGGGCACGACGAAACAAAGACGTGGTTCCCCTCCGCATTGTCGAGGTCGAACCGACTCCACAGCCCGAGCTGCCGGTAGGGATCGACTGGCATCCCCAGACCATCCTGTGGTGGCACATGTGGGGCCAGAGCGAGTTCGCGGTGGACTTCACCGACGCCGAGTGGAGCTACCTCACCGACACCGCGCTGATCCACAACGAGTTCTGGACCAACGCTGACATGCGGGTGGCGGGCGAGCTGCGCCTGCGCGCCGCCAAGTTCGGCGTGACGCCCGAGGACCGGGTGCGTCTGCGCATCCAGATCCTGGCCAAGGAGGACGCCGAGGCGACCGCAGAGGCCAAGGGTAATCTGCCCTCAAGTAGGGATCGCTACCGAAATCCGCCTCAAGCAGGCTAAATGCTGTGGAGGCCCGTTGATGAGCATGACGCCTTCCCGACTTTGGGCTGGTACGCACTGGACTGGATTTACTCCAACCTCACCGTCTACGACGGTCCTACCATCGGTTCCCCGCTGGAGTTCACCCAGGAGCAGGCAAACTTCGTCCTACGGCTCTACGAGGTCGACCCGAATTTCCGAGGGCCTGCTACTCGCGCTGGCGAGCGTGCTATTCGCCGAGGCCGTCTCGTACGGCGTGCTCTGCTATCTCGGCCAAAAGGATGGGGAAAGTCCCCTCTAGTCGCCGCGCTGTGCCTGCTGGAGGCGCTCGGCGAAGTGGTGATGGATGGCTATGACGCCGCTGGCCAACCGGTCGGACGCCCCTGGCATGACATCGGCCTGAAGCCACTGGTGCAGATCGTGGCTGTGTCAGAGGACCAGACGGCCAACACCTGGATGCCGTGCATCGACATGGCCCGCAACAGCCCCGTCTATGACCACTACGACATCGAGCCGATGGAGACGTTCATCAACGTCCCGCGAGGTCGCATCGAGGCTGTCACGTCGGCGGGACTGTCCCGAGAGGGCTTCCGGCCCATCTTCACCGCCATGGACCAGACCGAGAGCTGGCTGGAGACCAACGGCGGCTGGCGGCTGGCACGCACCATTCGGCGCAACACCATGAAGACCGGTGGGCTGACGGTGGAAACACCCAACGCCTTCGAGCCTGGCGAGGAGTCGATCGCCGAGCAGTCCTGGCACGCACACCAGACGCAGCTGAAAGGTAAGAACCGCAGCCGCAAACGTGACCTGCTGCTCGATCACCGCGAGGCCGATCCCAGCACCGACATCTACGACCACGACAGCCTCTACAAGGGCCTGGTGCAGGCGTACGGCGACAGCGCCGCCGAGGCGGGCGGCTGGGTGCAGATCGACGGCGTGATCGATGAGTTCTGGGACGAGAACACCGACACCCAGGAGGCTCGGCGGTATTTCCTCAACCAGATCACCCACTCCAGTGACGCCTACCTGGACGCGATCAGCCTGTCGATGGTGGTGGAGCCGAAGCCAGTGCGTCTCGGAGCACCGATCGTGCTGGGGTTTGACGGCTCAGAAGGCCGCACCAAGGGGAAAGCTGACGCAACGGCTCTGGTCGCGGTACGTCTGGAAGACGGCTATGCCTGGCAGGTACTGATTCGGGAGCCACCCAACAATCCTAAGCTGGCCCGCGACTGGACCGCTCCCGTCTTCGAGTTCGACACCGCTGTGCAGCAGATGCACAAGGACTACAAGGTGGTCGGCTTCTACGCCGACCCGACAGGGTGGGAGGCCCATGTCAGCCGGTGGGAAGAACTGTTCGGGCGCAAGTACCGGATCAAGGCGGGCGGGGAAGGCAAGCACCCCATCATGGCCTGGCCCAAAGGTAAGACGACCCAGGTGGCCTACTTCGTCAAGCGCCTCAAGGCGTCTGTTCTGGCGTCGAGTCTGGCGCGGACGGCGGCGGTGACCGGCGCAGACGGCGACAAGGCGGCGATGAAGGGCGTGGGCGAGTTCACCTACGACGGCAGCTTTGAGCTGACCCAGCATCTACTCAACGCGCGCATGCGTAAATCCACTGGCGGCTACCTGCTGGCCAAGGACTTCCCTGAGTCGCCTCGCAAGATCGACGGCTCATATGCCCTAGTCTTGGCGTGGAAGGCATACCTTGACGCTGTGGCACAAGGGCTGGACAAGAAGGTTGTCAAACGTGAGGTGGTCACACTCGGATGACTGAGATGGTGTTCGACTACCAGCGCGACTACCTGGGCGCTGGCCCCGACGACGTGTCGGCGGTGCTGCCGTTCCTGCTCGATGACGAGCAGAAGATCCTGAAGAAGCTGCGCTCTGAGATCCTGACTCACGTCAAAGGAAACGCGCTGAAGAACAGCTACTACGAGGCCAATCAGATAGTGCGCCACCTCGACATCGCGGTCCCGCGCAACCTCACCGACATCGGCACGGCGGTCGGTTGGGCCGGTACCACCGTGGACGCCATCGATGAGCGGTGTGACTGGCTGGGCTGGGTTACCGACGATGGCGACGTGGACGGCCTCGATGAGGTGTATCTGGAGAATAACCTGCAGGTAGAGTCCAATTTCTCCCAGGTCGACTCTTTGACAACGGGCGTTTCCTTCGTGACGGTCGGAAACGATCAGTTTGACATCCTGGGCAATCCGCTGACAGACGGTGACAAGTCGCGCCAGATTGTGACGGTGGAGTCCAGCTCCACGGCGTCCGTGCTGTGGGACTACCGCAAGCGCCGCTCCATCGCCGGTCTGAGCCAGACGTGCGACGACCAGGGCAACATCGTCATGGAGACGCTGTACCTGGAGATGGCCAACATCGTCATGGCGCGCGATCCAATCACTGGCGTCATGGACATCATCGATCGTGACCAGCACAACATCGGTCGCTGCTTTATGACCCGGCTGCCCAACCGCAGCCGTCCAGCGCAGATGTACGGGCGCAGTGAGATAACCCGCGCGGTGCGCTACTACACCGACGCCGCCGTGCGCACCATGCTGGGCATGGAGGTCAACCGCGAGTTCTACACCGCTCCGCAGCGCTTCGTGCTCAACGCCAAGCCCGAGGACTTCGGCGTCACTGAAGACATGAGCAGTGAGGAGAAGTACCGGCGCGGCCTGGCTGTGGCGATGGGCATGATCAACGTCATCCCGCCACGCGAAGACAACACCGAGGGTGACCCGCCAGCGGTGGTCGAGTTCAAGCCCGCGCCGCCGACGCCGTTCATTGAGCAGATCAAGGCATACAGCATCCAGATGAGCGCCGAGACCGGCCTACCGGCCACCTTGTTTGGCTTCGTTACCGACAACCCCACCTCCGGTGACGCCATCGTCAAGAGCGAGTTCCGCCTCACTAAGCGCGCCTCCCGGCGCATCTCCACCTGGGGT